GGTGATGGCGGGTGTTTGGGTTTCCAAACACTTACCATCCTTCATGAAAGGAAAGATCATGTCAGAACCCAGAGTGGATGACGATATAGCACTAGGCAAGGATGACTCATGCGAGGACTGTGATGAACGGTTGCGCGACTGTGAGTGTCATGAGCCTGATGTATGCTATGACGAATTCTACAATGACTAGAAAGGAATACCATGCAAGTATATCAAGATGAAGTCATGCAAGTTGCTGGATACATTGTTCAAGTGAGCGATGAGCACGGCAACGGAACATGGTCGTACGGAATGTTCGATGGATATGATGAGGCATACGCGTTTACTGACGGCATGCTCCACTCAGTTGTCGAGCCTGTTTACAAGCCAGTCAAGCACTGATGAAGTGTTACTACTGCGCCCGTAAAATAAGCCAAGATAGTGCTACTCCAGAGGGCTTCGCTAAGTGCGAATCTTGTGGCTGGGTATCACCTGTTCGAGTGGCTTAACTGTTTGGAAATCCAAACACGCCCCTCACCCGTAACTGGGTGGGGGGCTTTTTCATGCCTTCTTTTTGTGCCAACCTTCGCCAGTCTTATGCTGGCACACGCACCCTGTGCATAGATCATGCAATCCGATAGCAAGATAGATCTCACCGAATTTATTTGCCATGCCACCAGCAACACACTTCTCGCAGATCATGCCTCAGCCACCCCATCCGCGGGAGCGGGGTCGGGAGAAGTTTGTGTTGGATAGACCTTGCCGTCTTCTGGAATTTCCCCAACTTTGGTTGCTGCGAAAACAGCAGACTCCTGTATAGCATCGACGTACTGATGGAAGTAATCTATGAAAACATATATCTGGCTGATAAGATTCTGAGACATATCCCTCATGTCATTGAAGAATTTAACATCGTCTTCTGAGTGCTTATCAGTCCAACTCTTGTTCGCTAAGTTCGTCTCCAACTTCTGAAAGATCTCCATCACTTCGTCTATCTGCATTGATCTTGACATTTGCTTCCTCTTCTGTGTAGTCATTTTCCTTGCGTGGCTTAGTGCCACCGAGGAAGTTAATCAAATTGTTTACTGCTCTGTTCACTCTCATACGTGCTGCATCTTCGGTGATACCTAGTTCCTTAGCAAAGGTTCTATTATCACAGCCATCACCGAATCTTAAAAAAACTATACTCTTCTGCTCATTGGTGAGTTTCTCAAGTCCCCAAGCAATATCAGCCATCATGGCAAACCAATTGCCTCCCTCAGAGGCTACCTTCTTGCCTGAGATGAACCCTAGATCAACGATTGATGGTGCTACTACATCACCTCTAATGACTGATGGTAGCAACGCTTCAACCAGTTCTCTATCGTAGTAGTAGTTATCTTCTACACGATACCCACCGATCTGAGCCTTCTGCTTCTGGCAATAATCCTTTGCTGCGTTGCGTAGTGACTTAGCAATCAGTTTAATAGACTGCTTACCATCTAACGCTTCCCATGTCTTAACCTTGTTAGGATGCTCAAGGAACCATACCCACAGTTCTTGTCGTACATCGTCAGCATCTACAATGTGATACTTACGAGAGTACTCGTAGGCAATAGCGCCCACGAGCCCGTCGTATTTTTCTACTACCATTTGAATGTTTTGCCGTCCACAGTGAATGATTGATTGATAATTGGTACAAGTTGTGGGGTTACGTTCTTCCCATCAACATGCAGGATACCAAAGCCTTGTTGCCATGTGAATAGCCCAGCCTTGATGTATTTTGCATTACGATAATCCATGAGGTTACCAAGTTCCATACCCCAGATAGTCTTAGGCTTACCGCCACGATATGTCTGAGTCTGATGTGTCAGACCCATGCGATGCGTGTGACCACAGACTACGGACATGCCTGAGCGCTTGGCTAAACCCAACGCAGTGGCTCCTGCTGTGGGTTGTACGTTGCCCTCATCGCCGTGCATAAGCAACCAGCCTGGGGCTAGTTCGTATGGATCAGTGTGATACTTAATCTCAAGTTCATTGAGTCCAAGGAAGTTTTCTAATTGCAACTCAGGAAGTCCAAGCAATCCTGGTGCTCGCATAGCAACTGTGTTAAACAATCTATCAGTATGGTTGCTACGAATCATATGCTCAACGGTTAAGTCATAAAGAACCTGACGTGTAAGATCACGGTCACGACCAATAGAGCGTTCAAACTCTAGTTCAGTCCCCTTACTCCACTTCGAGATCGTCTGCATATCCATTTCATCACCGCAGGATACTACAGTTTCAGGTTGATACCACTGAATGAACTTTGCCACTGCCTTCGTGGCTTCTACATCGTGATATGGAACCTGCAAATCAGATATGCAAACTATGTTTTTCATTTCTTCTTGGTCGCCTTCTTCGCTGTTGTTTTCTTAGCACGGCGTTTATTTTCTTTAGCAACATTCTTGCTCTTGGAGATAGTGGTCAGGTTAGACATTCTATCGTCGCCTGCTCTACCCTTGTGGTTCTTATGATCTACTTCTGTTTTTCTTGGTAGGGTTTTTCCTGTGGCTTTCTCGTAATCAACGCGAGCCTTATTGCTAGAAGTTGTAACCACTTTGCCATCTTTAGTCTTCCTTTTGAATACATAGATTGGTCGTCCACCGTTTTGTTCGCTACCTTTATACGGTCCGAACATCTTTTTGATTGTTTTTTTGATTGACTTTTTCATTCTGTTGGCCATTTCCCTTTCATTACCATGAGTGCGATGATTGAATAGTTCGCTAGATCAGCAAAGGAATCCTCGAGAGGTTCATTGACTGCATTAAAATCATTGTCTAGTAGATGATTGATACGTGCCATCTTGTCCCACATACGCACACGCAAGCCATTGAGTGGACCACCTGGGCTACCTGAGATGTTCTTTGGACCGTAATCCTTATGCTTCTTGAGTAGCAAGTTAGTGAGTGTGTCACTGATCTCCCATAGATCTAACTCAAAATCAGTTGGTCCGAGATCATCAAACTTATATTCACCTAACTTTTCAGAGTGTGGTCTCTCACGAAGCGACCATGTATAGTCGTAATCAAGTTTTTTAATTGCATCCACTAGATTAGTTTGCCTTTGCTTAGTCTTTTTCATTTCCATCTTTCTTGAGTAGTTTTTCTATGTCGCTTATCATGTCGTCCATCTCACCAGCAACGACAATCTCTTCTACGAACTCCTCTAGGTCGCCATCACTGACATTGACCATCATCAAGGTTGCACTCTGAACAGCATCCCATACACCATCAAGGTCACCATCGTTAGCAAGATCATTGATAAGACTAAGGAAAGTAAATAGATCAAATGAGAATCTCTTGTTGAGGCGCACACCCCACTCAAAGTCGATGTTACAATGCTGCAGGAACTCGAATATATCTGAGGTACGAAAGCCACAGTCATCATCACATTTGAGGATGCCATCTTTATTCGGTACTAACATTATGCACTCGCAATCTTCTGTTGGAAATATTCTACACCATTTGTCCGATATATGCTGTTCACATCCTCGCCGTCAGGCATGGCGACAATGGTCAGATTAGGCAGTTCCTTGGCTAACATCTTGCCAAACTCAGCCCCAGCGTTGTCACCATCGGCAAAGAGAAACACTCTCTCGAAGTCTGAAAGTAGTCTGGTGTAATGCTTTTTCCAGTTGTTCACCCCAGGGACCCCCACCGCAGGTATCCCGCAAACTGTATCAAGCGTGATGGTGTCAATCTCGCCTTCACAGATAGAAATGTATGAGGACGCTTTGAAAAACGAACCCACGTTATAGAGATGGGTAGTCGCCCCACTGATTCCCATGTACTTTGGCTCTGAGTGGTCCATGGACCTGAATCGAAGGTCAACCACCCCCGAACGCGTAAGATACGGAATCGCCAAGCGATTGATATAGGCTTCATGACCCGTGAGCGGTTCTAGCACGACGCCCAAGCGCATTTTCAGGGCGTGTTCCATCGTTATACCCCGTTCTGCGAGGTAGTCCTCCGCTTCGTGCAGGGCGCTGTGGTAATACTTTGCCGCTCTGGTCAAAGATTCCTTTTGCAAGTGTGATTGCTTCACGAAAACCAACTCCTTCTTTTAACATGATGATAGCATATGCATCGCCTTTGTACTGGCAACCATGACACTTAAAGATGTTATCTCTCAAGTTGACTGCTGCAGATGCATGTGAATCATCGTGGAATGGGCATTTAAGTTTAGCCCAACCACTACGGGTAGGTACAACAGCACCATAGTATTCAAGTATTGTTGTTATATCTGGCGCATCATTCATTCTTCATCGCCTTCTTTAGTAGATCTAAATACACTGACCCAGGCATTGTAGCATACCAATCGCCAGGAGATGATTTACCTTTGCGCTTGTGCCATACAACACCAGTCCATGCCTTAGCATGTTTGATCTCAACAATAAGTTCTTCTATCCATCCAGATAGTGCCATGCTCTTGTGATCTTTAACCTCAATGCACACACCATTAACACCAGCGATGTCGCCCTTATCTTCTTGCGCCCCTGCTAAACGCCTCTCGGCGTATGGGTATCCGTTCTCAATCAGATAAGTGACTACATCTCTTTCGGCTTTGGAGCCTTTTGCTTTCGCTGCACTGCTCATCAGTACCACCCATTCTTATTGTGGAACTCTAACGCCTTCACAGGCGTCTTGTAGCGGTGCTTAATATATTTGAGCCCTAAGTCAATCTGCTTCACCATAGGTGTACGCGGATCCATCTTGAGCAACTGCGGAATACCATAGGCTGTAGATCTTGGATTGTCTGCTGTGTAATCCCAGCGTGACTCTCTATCCCACAACTCTTCTAGTGCTTCCCATTGACGCTTACTGTTATACATCGAAAAAACCTTGATTTTGGCTACTTCTCGGGCTGCTAACTTCATCTCAGACATGGCTGGAGATGAGCAATGGTAAAAGATTTCTCTTTCAATTTCTATAATTTTTTGCTGGATAAACAGCGCACCCACAGTGTGGGGAAGTGTACCCACAAAGACTACAAGCACCATCAAGAATATATAGTTTTTTAGTTTCATCTTTACTCCTCAATTGGGGCGGTTGCCTGTGTTCCACAGTCAGCGCACTCCATATCTCTGAAATACATTCCTATCGTATTATCTTCATCGAATGTTACTTTAAGATTCCAGACGAAACATCCACATACACAGACACGGGTGGGCTCACCTCTGATGTCCATAGCCTTGGTGTAGTCAGGTCTTAATTCATTTATATCTTTCATGTGACAACACGTTCTGGGATGTCTGAAACATCCATATACTCTGGGTTAAACTGCAACCAAAAAGCCGTATCCCCAGTTGGATCTGCCTTACCATAGCGGTTCTTAACGGCTGCTACAGCGATGTAGCCTGGTGCGTTAGTCCCCACTGTACAGATAAGTGCAGGCAACTGCGCCACCATACCCTGCAAAGCAGAGCGTGGTTGACATGGGTTCCCCGTATACGACTCCTTGGTGTGGTGCAGTATTAGTACAGCAGCGTTGGTATCTCTTGCAAGATACTTCAACTCTTTGATTGTAGAACGCATGTTCGCAAACTCTTCTCCCCCGTCATTGGAGATATCCATAAGGTTATCAACAACTATGAGAGTCGGCGAACAGCCCCACAATTCCTCGAATGCTTCTACCTCTTGATCGAGATCTGCCAGCGTAGGTGCTG